TTCCTGCCTATAGAGCCTACGAAGGATTCATTAAAAAAATCTTCAAAAAGAACGGGCTTAATTGCGAGGGGCATGATGGCTTTAAAGAATATTTTTATACAAAAGACGGTTCTATAATCATGACTCAACATTATGCAGATTCACTTTCAAGTGATGTTGCAGAATTACTGAGAAAATTATATGTGTTTTACAATAAAAATAGGCATCCATATGGTCATGCATCCGGAGACGATTTTCAGACTGCAATCATCACCAGCCGTGATGTTGCATATGATAAGTTTATGGAGGTGATTAGTTACATCAAGAAAGGATATACTATAGCATAGTTTCATAAGTGCGATGAGGAGGTGTTGTGTATGACATATGAGATAAAACAGGCTAAATCCACTTTTTTTTCTGCCATAGTCTATGCAATATCATTTGAAAATCCACTACAAGAATTATCGAACATTTCTTGCGAGTTGACATCAATGCTTCAAACTCCATGTGATGTCTTATTCGATTTGCTTTTGTCAAATGGAGATGAATTCAATCGCTTTATAATAGGTAGGTTTGACGGTACAGGCATTGATTATAATTCGTTGAAAATCATCGAGTTAAATGACGCAAGCATAATCCGACAAATTAACAGTTATTATCATGGCAAATACGATTACTTGAACAATAGCGTTTTGACTATGCGTCAAATGACTTTATTTGCAAAGTAAACACAAAAGCACCTTTCTAACGAAAGGTGCTTTTTACGTCTAAAGGAGTTGATTTTTATGGGAATTTTCACCGGACTTTTTAAGTCCAGAGATAAGCCGACCAACAGCTATGATTCACCGTCCTACACATATTTTTTCGGACGAGCGAACAGCGGCAAACGTGTCACCGACAGAACAGCCTTGCAGCATATTGCGGTGTATGCCTGTGTGCGTGTACTGTCAGAAGCGATTGCACAGCTGCCACTACACTTGTACAAATACAACGATAGCGGAAAAGAGCGAGTGCCACAGCACCCGCTTTACTTTTTGCTCCACGATCAGCCAAATCCTGAAATGACTTCTTTTGTTTTCAGAGAAACCTTAATGTCCCATCTGCTGATTTACGGTAATGCCTATGCACAGATTATCCGTAACGGCAGAGGTGATGTTTTAGGATTGTATCCTCTGATGCCGGATAAGATGAAGGTTGACCGTGATGAGAAAAACCGCCTGATATACATTTACAGCCGTTATGATGAAGCAAATCCGAATCTGAAAGAACAGGGCGACATCATTCTTTACGCCGATGAAATTTTGCATATTCCGGGTTTAGGTTTCGATGGGCTGGTTGGATATTCGCCGATTGCACTTGCGAAAAATGCAATCGGCATTTCTATCGCCTGTGAGGATTATGGTGCGTCTTTTTTCGGGAACAACGCAAATCCAAGCGGTGTGTTGGAGCATCCGGGAGTAATCAAAAATCCAGATAAATTAAGAGATGCATGGCACAGAGCCTATGGCGGAAGAAATGCACATAAAGTTGCTGTTCTGGAAGAAGGTGTAAAGTTTACGCCGATCTCAATTCCGAATAATGAGGCTCAGTTTCTGGAAACTCGTAAATTTCAGATCGAAGAGATTGCAAGAATGTACAGAGTGCCGCTCCATATGATCGGTGACTTAGACCATGCCACATTTTCCAATGTGGAACATCTGTCACTGGATTTCGTGAAATACAGCCTTGATCCATGGATTGTCCGCTGGGAACAGGGACTGCAAAAGGCTTTGCTTTCAGATTCAGAGAAAGGCAGGTATTTCATCAAGTTCAATGTGGACGGATTACTTCGTGGCGATTATGCATCAAGAATGCAGGGATATAGCATCGGCATTCAAAATGGTTTCTTATGTCCAAATGACGTGAGAGAACTTGAAGATATGAATTTAATCCCCGAAGAAAAAGGAGGTTTCACTTACATGGTGAACGGTTCGATGAGCCGCCTTTGTGATGCGGGAATTGCGTATGCAGATAAAAAGGAGGAATCAGAAAATGGATAAATTCTGGAACTTTATCAAAAATGAAGAGACAGAAGAAACCGAATTATACTTTGAAGGTCCCATTTCCACAGAAAGCTGGCTGGGTGATGAGATCACACCTGCCTTGTTCCGTGATGAACTGGCAAAGGTCAGCGGTGATCTGACTGTCTGGATCAACAGTCCCGGTGGGGATTGCATCTCAGCAAGTCAGATCTATACCATGCTGAAAAATCATAAAAGCAAAGTTACCGTAAAAATTGACGGCATTGCTGCCTCTGCTGCTTCCGTGGTAGCAATGGCAGGTGATGAAACATGGATCAGTCCTACAGGCTATTTGATGATCCATAATCCTATGACTTGTGCTGCCGGAAATAAGGCAGATATGGAAAAAGCCATTGCCTTGCTGGACGAGATCAAAGAAGGCATCATCAACGCCTACGAGGAGAAAACACATCTCAGCAGAAGTAAAATTGCAAAGATGATGGACGAGGAAACATGGATCAATGCGAAAAAGGCAAAACAGCTTGGTTTTGTAGACGGAATTCTATTTTCCAAAAAAGAAACAGAGGAAAAAGAACCTGACAAAGATGAACCGGAAGAAGAGCCTGATGAGAAGCAGAAACCGAAAAAAGCACCGGAATCTATGCTATATTCCACATCAGCGACCAATGCATCTTTGATGCAGAAAATATCCGCAGCAGCACCAACAGGTATACCGATCAATCAGCTTGAAAAAAGGCTGGCACTTTTGAAATACTAAGGAGGATTTTTTATTATGGCAATGACAATTCAGGAACTGAGAGAAAAGAGAAACAAGGCTTGGGACGAAGCAAGAAATTTTCTGGATTCCAAGCGTACTGACAGCGGTGTTCTCAGCGAAGAGGATTCCAAGACATATGATGCAATGGAAAAGACCATTGTTGACCTTGGAAAGGAGATTCAGCGTTTGGAACGACAGGCTGAAATTGAGGCTGAGATGAACAAGGCAACTTCTGACCCTGTTCTTGGTAAGCCTGCAGCACCGACTGTTACTGAAAAGACTGGTACAGCCAGCGATGCCTATAAAACAGCATTCTGGAACAGCGTCAGAAACAGAAATTATATCGATGTCCGCAACGATTTACAGGTTGGCACAGATACAGAGGGCGGCTATCTTGTGCCAGACGAGTACGAAAAGAAGCTTATTTCTGCACTGGAAGAAGAAAATGTATTCCGTCCTCTTGCTACCAAGATCCAGACATCCAGTGGTGACAGAAAGATTCCTGTAATCACACAGAAAGGCGAGGCATCGTGGATGGAGGAAGAAGAGGCATATTCTCTCTCCGATGATGCCTTTGGTCAGATCGCACTTTCTGCTTACAAGGTAGGTACAGCCATCAAGATCTCGGAAGAACTTCTCAATGACAGCGTTTTTGATCTGCCGTCCTATATTGCAAAAGAATTTGCAAGAAGAATCGGTTCTAAGGAGGAAGAGGCATTCCTGGTTGGTGACGGTAAGGGTAAACCGACCGGTATTTTTGCTGCTGTCGGCGGTGCGGAAAATGGTGCAACGACCTCTACTGCAAACATTTCTTTTGACGACATGATCGAACTTTTCTACTCTGTCAAGTCGCCTTACCGAAAGAAAGCAGTATGGGTGCTGAATGAACAGACAGTAAAGGCTCTCCGCAAATTGAAGGACAACACAGGAAACTATATCTGGCAGCCCGCCGTCAGCAGCGGACTTCCTGATACCATTCTCAATCGTCCGTATGTTACTTCTGTATATGCTCCGGTTTCTGCGGCAGGTGCAAAGCCGATCGCATTTGGTGACCTCTCCTATTATTGGATCGCCGACCGTCAGGGCAGAAGCCTGAAGCGTTTGAATGAACTCTTTGCCATGAACGGACAGGTCGGTTTTCTGGCCTCCCAGCGTGTAGACGGCAAGCTGATTCTTCCGGAAGCAATCAAGACACTCACCATCAAGAAAGCGTGATGTTATGATCACGCTGAAAGAGGCAAAAAACTATCTGCGAGTGGATTATGAGGAGGACGATAGTCTGATTCAGAATCTGCTTTCTACAGCAAAAAATCTGGTAATGGACGTTGGTAGGTTAGATGATGAAAATTTTACAAAAAATGAGGATATCGTGCGGACAGCGATGCTTTTCGCACTTGGGTATCTTTATGAAAACAGAAGTAATCCTGATTACAAAAAGCTGACCTTAAATCTTCGTTCAATTTTGTTTGCACAGCGAGAGGGTGTGATGTAATGGAAATTGGAAACCTGAATCAGAGAATCACAATACTTGAACATCGAACGGTTATTGATGAGATCGGCAACCATATTACAAAATGGGAAGAGACCTTTTCATTATGGGCAAAAGTTACGGTAAAGACAGCAACGGAAACGGCAGATGCAGGAGTGGTTAAAGAGGTGCAGAAGCTGGAATTTCTAGTTCGTCAGAGTCCTGCCTCGCTGAATATCAACAGCACCAATTTCCGCATTCTTTTCCGAAACAACATCTACAATATCACAGGACTGATTCCACTTTACGACCACAACAATTATCTGAAAATTGAGGGCGAAACCAGAAAGGCAGGTGTTTCCGATGACTTCCGTTGATGCTATGGCTGATGAAATTATGAAGGGTCTGACAGAATATGCAGACCTTGCGGAAGAAGGTATGAAAAAGGCTGTTAAAAAGACTGCAAAATCTGTAAAAGATGAGATCTCCGCCAATGCTCCAAAGCGAACAGGTGCATATTCTAAAAGCTGGTCGGCAAAGAAAACCAAGGAAAACAGCCATTCTCTCGAAATGACTGTGCATTCTAAAAACAGGTATCAGCTGGCACATTTGTTAGAAAAGGGATATGCCAAGCGTGGCGGAGGTCGTGTATCTGGAAAACCGCATATTGCTCCTGCAGAAGAAAACGGTGTGCAGTTGTTAGAACATTTGATCGTGGAGGCGTTGTCATGACTTACGAACAAATCAATGAGATGATGCAGGAGATGAGCCTGCCTTTCGCCTACCATCATTTTGCCGAAGGCGAAAGTCCTGAACCGCCTTTTCTGCTGTTTTTATCCCCCGGAGAAAATACATTTTCGGCGGATAACTCCATGTATTTCAGCTTTAAAATGCTGGATATTGAACTCTATACAGATGTGAAGAATCCTGAACTGGAAAAGCAAGTTGAACAGGTTCTGAAACGTCATAAAATCTATTACACAAAATCGGAAGTATGGATAGAGTCCGAAAAACTCTATGAAGTACTGTATGAAACGGAGGTATAACCAATGGCGAACAAGAAAAACAAGGTTAAATTCGGTTTGCAGAATGTCTACTGGGCAAAAATCAATGAATGGGGTGAAGATCCTGACGGCAACAAAACTGTCCCTGCATACGGTCCGTCAAAACATCTCCCCGGTGCTGTATCGCTTTCTATTGACGCAAACGGCGAGGCAGAAAATTTTTATGCGGACAATGGCGTTTATTATGTCATCAACAACAATGCAGGATATACAGGTGACCTTGAAATTGCTCTTATTACGACAGAATTTGCAACTGAAATCTTAGGAGAAATCCTTGATAATAACGGTGTTCTGGTGGAAAAGAATGACACAGAACTTGCACAGTTTGCATTGATGTTTGAATTTCTAGGCGACAAGCATCATATCCGTCATGTGATGTATTGTTGCAGTGCGTCACGTCCTGCGACAGAATCTGCAACCACTGAGGAAAGCACAGAAGTCAAGACTGAAAAGCTGTCGCTGAAAGCTACTCCTTTGCCGACAGGTCTTGTGAAGTCCAAAACTACTGAAAGCACCACAGATACGGTGTATAATAACTGGTTCAAGATGCCGTATAATCCTGATACGACCGTTAAATCTTCTGCAAAGTCATCTTAAGGAGGTATTACTATGGCTATTCAGAAAAATATTACAATTGATGGGATTGAAGTACCTTTTAAGGCAAGTGCTGCTGTGCCACGCTTATATCGTTTGAAATTTAGACGTGACATTTACAAGGACTTTGCAGCACTGAAAACTGAAGTCACTGAAGGTGACGAAAACAAAAGTGAAATCGGTATTGAAAGTCTTGAAGTCTTTGAAAATATCGCATATATCATGGCAAAACACGCAGACTCCAATGTTCCTGACAACCCCGATGATTTCCTGGAACAGTTTAACACGTTCAGCATTTATGAAATTCTTCCTCAGCTTATCGAACTCCGGGGACTGAACACCGCAACGCAGGTAGAGTCTAAAAAAAACATCGCCAGACTGACCGCCCGATGACAACCCCTCTTTTCCTTCTGAGATGCAAACAGCTCGGTCTTTCTATGACCGAGCTGGATTTGCTGACGATTGGACTTATCAATGATATGTTCACGGAACGTGAAAATGATGCGTATTCAGGGTGGAATGAGGTCGCTGGACAGGCGGATTTTGATGCGTTTTGAATTAACAAATGTGTGCTTGCAACTAAGCTAATAACTGTTCAGAAGATATTTCTCCGGCAGCTACACCAAGAATCAACCGTGTTAATTCTTCATCTTCATAATCAACATCAATTCCATTTAACATTAG